GGAATGCCGGAACGACTTATAAACTTGGCTCGGTAGTCACGTATCAAACCATTGTTTACCAGTCGCTTCAAAATACGAACCTGAACCAGAATCCGTCTACGATAACGGCCTACTGGGTGCCGATCCAATTGGTTTGGAGTTCGACGGCCACTTACGCAATCAATGCTAACGTAGTCGGGACTGACGGCGTTCTGTATACCTCTCTTCAAAATGCCAACACTGGAAACATTCCAGCCAGCTCACCTTCTTGGTGGGTGGGAACAAGTGCTGCTGCGGCTGCTAGTGCGAGTGCTGCTGCAACTTCTGCTAGTAATGCATCTACATCTGCAACCAACGCTGCGGCTTCTGCAAGCACTGCTACGACTCAGGCAGGTTTGGCATCCGCAAGCGCGGCTACAGCAACAACTCAGGCCGGTTTAGCGTCTACAAGCGCCTCAAACTCAGCTACAAGCGCGTCCAACTCGGCATCAAGCGCAAGCTCTGCCTCTACCTCGGCAAGCAATGCTGCGGCTAGTTATGACTTGTTTGACGACAGATACCTTGGGGCCAAGGCCAGTGATCCTTCTGTAGACAATGACGGCAATCCTCTTGTTACTGGTGCAATGTACTTCAACACCTCTAGCAATGTGACAAGGATTTACAACGGTGCGGCGTGGCAGGATTCAGCAGCGATTGCGACCACTATCAACCTGGCTACTCAGGTAACGGGTACTCTTGCTGTTGCCAACGGCGGCACAGGCGTGACTACTTCCACCGGCACTGGCGACACTGTTCGCGCCACAAGCCCCACCCTTGTAACGCCATTACTGGGCACTCCTACTTCAGGCAACCTGTCCAACACAACAGCAGATGGCACAAACTCCGTAGGCTTTAAGAGCGTTCCAGCAGTCGGAACCAAGACAGCCAGCTACACCCTAGCAGTGGGCGATGTCGGTAAGTACGTCCAGCTCGGAGCGAGCGGTGCGATCGTTATCCCAGACGCAACCTTTTCCGAAGGTAACGCGATTACCGTGTTCAACAACACAGCCTCTACTGCGACCATCACTTGCAGCATCACCACAGCCTACATTGCAGGGACTTTCACTGACAAGGCGACCATGACCCTTGCTGCTGCGGGCGTTGCGACCATCCTGTTTATATCTGGAACCGTGTGTGTCGTTGCGGGGAATGTAACGTGAGTTCTAATCAGCAGCTATTGTTGGGTGAAGGGGCTGGGAGTGCTCCAGCAGTCTTTATTGAGGACGTGTTCTCGACTTACTTGTATGCGTCAACCAGCGGAACCGACAACCAAGTAGTAAACGGGATTGATCTTTCTACCAAAAGCGGATTGGTCTGGAGTAAAAGCAGAACAAGAGCGTCTACAAATCACTACTTGATAGATACCGTTCGCGGGAGTTCCTCAGGGAATACCAATGCGTTAGTTTCAAACACAACAGCAGCGCAATCTAGTGGCCCAAATTTAGATTATTTAGTTTTCAACAGTAACGGGTATACCGCTAAAGCTGTTGTTGGCGGCGGTGAGCTTGGAACCAATACATACTATGGCGATCTTGTCTCATGGACATTCCGCAAGCAGCCGAAGTTCTTTGATGTTGTGACGTATACTGGTGATGGTGTTGCGGGTCGCACTGTGGCGCACAATCTTGGTTCAGTTCCGGGGTGCTTTATTGTAAAATGTACAAGCAATGCCTCTACAGAATGGTTCGTTTATCATCGCAGCTTAACTTCCGCAAACTATCACCTTCGACTCAGTGAAACTAACGCTGAAATTTCACTGACAGCCGCGTGGAATGACACTTCGCCTACGTCTTCTGTATTTACTTTAGGCACTGATGATCGAGTAAACGGCTCTGGTCGCACCTACGTCGCCTACCTATTCGCCCATGACGCAGGCGGCTTTGGTCTGGCTGGTACGGACAATGTGATTTCGTGTGGGTCTTATACAGGCACTGGTGCGGTTGGCAACACGATTACGGTGGGCTACGAGCCTCAATGGGTGATGATCAAAGCGTCATCTGGCACAAGTGCAGCATATCAAGATTGGTACATTTACGACAATATGCGGGGGATGCCCGTTGGCACTGCAATTGATGACCAGCGACTTATGGCAAACCTGTCAAGCGCCGAAGCAAGTTATCCTGAGATTGGACCAACAGCCACAGGGTTTGTCTGTGAAGCTACGGGCGCTCGTTTGAATGAAAGCGGAACTACCTACATCTACATAGCCATACGCCGTGGCCCGATGAAAGTGCCTACAGTGGGGACGAGTGTTTATAACGCAATTACTTACACTGGGGACGGCACAGCAAATCGAACAGTTAGCACAACAATTCAACCTGATCTATTGATCCAAATGAACCCTAGCGGTAATGACCACGATACTATTGATAGGTTGCGTGGGGTTACAAGAACTTTATATACAAACTTAAATTATGCTGATGACTATAATACAAATGTAAATAAAATGCTTTCTAGCATGACGAATACCGGATTTGTTACTGGGTCGGACGGCGCAAACTATTGGAATGGCTCTAGCACAAGTAAAGGAGCTTGGGCTTTCCGCCGCGCCCCCGGCTTCTTTGATGAGGTTTGCTATACAAACACGGGTTCTTCTCAGCAAGTTGCGTTTACTACGCTTGGCACAACGCCTGAACTTGTAATTTACAAAGCTCGTGGAACAACATCTGATTGGTATGTGCTTGGCAAAGTTGGGTCTTTGTATCATGGGCTAAAGTTAAACACTACTGCGGCAAGTGCATTCAACGATACCGCCGCAAATCTTGGCATTACTTCAACATATTTTAACCCTGCTTTGGGGTGGGGCGGGCCTTCCTCATACACGTATGTAGCGTATTTCTTTGCAACCTGCCCCGGTGTGAGCAAAGTAGGCAGCTACACCGGCAACGGCTCAAGCCAAACCATAGCGTGTGGCTTTACGGCAGGGTCAAGGTTTGTGATGATTAAACGTACAGACTCAACGGGCGACTGGTACGTCTGGGACTCCGCAAGGGGCATCGTGGCAGGTAACGACCCGCACCTAAGCCTTAACGACACTGCGGCAGAGGTCACCACAGACGACAGCGTGGACACCGACAACAGCGGGTTCATTGTGAATCAACTCTCAGCGACAAACGTCAACGTGACTTCAGCCACCTACATTTTCCTTGCAATCGCGTAGAGGTATTTATGCAAATCCGAATCAGAGCAACAGGTCAGGTGCTGCTAGAGCACGAATGGATTAAGTGGGTAGCAACGACTTACGCAAAGTCTATTAGCGCGATGACCGCTGACATATACGACAGGTTTGACTCGGACGCAGTGTTTGAAGGCCCACAAGCAACGGGTGGGACTGTGTATCAATATTCCCAGCGTGACGGCGTAGAGCAGCAGTCTGATGGTAAGTGGTACACCAAGTACATCCTTGGCCCTGTGTTCGTTGACGGCGAGACTACAGCGGCAGAACAAGAAGCAGCCTACAAAGCTACGAAAGACGCTGAGTTTGCTAAGTCTGCCCGTGACTCGCGTGACAAGCTGCTGGCTGAGTGCGACTGGCTGGTAGTAAAGGCTCTGGAGTTATCTCAGGCTGTGCCAGCCGAGTGGGCTGCTTACCGTCAGGCTCTTCGTGACCTCCCACAACAAGCGGGCTTCCCGACTACCATCAACTGGCCCGTGAAACCGGAGTAACCGATGAACATTGATGAGATAGCCCTACGCTCAATCATCCGAGAAGAAATGAAGTCTGTCCTCAAAGAAGTCGGCCTCCACGACGACGATGCTGGCAATGACGTTCGAGACCTTCGCTCATTGATTACTGACTGGCGTGGCATGAAGAAGACCATCTGGCAGACCATTGCTCGCGCAGGGACTCTCTTTGTTTTGGGCATACTGATGCTTGGAGCCTGGTCTAAGATCAACGGTGGGAACGAGTAATGATTGATCCTGTCTCAGCCTTCGCTCTTGCGTCCTCTGCGTACAATGCCATCAAGCGTGGCATTGAGATGGGGCGTGAGATCGAGGACTTGGGCGGACAGTTAGGCACCTGGTTTGGCGCTGTTGCAGATGTAAAAGCTGCGGAGGAAGAAGCCAAAGACCCGCCTCTGTTCAAAAAACTCCTGTACAGCGGGTCAGTTGAACAGGAGGCAATGGCGAATTTGATGCGCCGAAAGAAGATTGAGCAGCAGGAGCGCGAACTGCGCGAGCTAATTGTCTACCGATACGGCGTCGAAGAATACACGGCGATGATGCGAGACCGTGCGAAGATCAGTAGTAATCGAAGAACCGCTGAACACAATCGAAGGCGCAAGATCAAAAACTTTATTCTAAATGTTGTGGCAGTCGCTACGATAGCTGCTTTATTAGCGGCCCTTCTCTGGCTTGTTGCTGGCCTTATTGAAAATCTGAGGTAATAAAATGTTAAGTCTAGTATCAAGTTTGCTGGGATTCGCTTCTGGTGGTTTGCCTAAAGTTCTCGACTTCTTTCAGGACCGCACAGACAAGAAGCATGAGTTGGCTTTGATGGCTGCACAGCAGGAGCGTGAGATTGCCTTAGCTAAAGAGGGCTTTATTGCCCAAGCCAAGGTCGAGGAGATTCGGACAGCTCAGGTGGCTCTCCAGACCGAACAGGTTGCCATGCAGACACAGGCCCAAGAAAAGGTTGCCATGTACAAGCATGACATGAAGATCGGTGAAGGCGCATCTCAGTGGGTCATTAACCTGCGAAGCAGCGTTAGACCAATGGTCACGTACCTCTTTGTTGGTCTGTTGATTGTGGTAGACATTGCTGGTATTTGGTATGCCTACTCAACAGGCGTAGCATTTGCTGACGCGATGGACATGGTGTTCTCAGACGATGAGATGGCTATCCTTGCGGCAATCATCAGTTTCTGGTTTGGGTCGCAGGCTTTCAACAAGAAATGACCATCTCTGAAGCTGGCATCCAGCTAATCAAAAGCTTTGAGGGCTGTCACAGCAGCCCCTATAGATGCCCTGCTGCGCTTTGGACGATAGGGTATGGTCATGTACTGTACCCAGACCAAGCGCGTCTCAAAACGCCTGAAAGAGCCTCTTATGCACTTAAACAAGAACACAGTCGGGTGTGGGATGCTGACGAAATTGATGCTCTTCTTCAGGAAGATTTACAGAGATTTGAGGCTGGGGTACTTCGACTATGTCCTGCTGCTGATAACGACAGCCATTTTGACGCAATTGTCAGTTTTAGTTTTAATGTTGGGCTAGGCAACCTTCAAGCCAGCACCCTACGAATGAAGTACAACCGTGGTGACTACGAAGGCGCAGCAGATGAGTTCCTCAAGTGGAACAAGTGTGGCGGGAAAGTCTTAGCTGGACTAACCCGCCGACGAGCTGCTGAGAGGGCTTTATTCTTGTCGTAAAAAAAGCCCCAATGAAGGGGCTTGCCTGTAGCTTTTCGCTGGACAAATAAGGGAAAAAACCAGCAGCACAAGGCTAAGGACTAGATTCCCTCTACATCATCTCCGAAATTCTTTTCCTTCTCAATCCTCCTTCTAATTGCCGACATTGGCTCTGCGTTTTGGGCGTGTACACCTCTTGGGATTTCCTTTATTTTCCCGCCTTTCGCCAGGTACTCTTTTATTTGCGCTTCCAGCTTCTCGCGCTCGATGTTCGTCTGCTCATGGGCGCGTTCCAGATTGTAGTAGTACTGATCGGTTCTCATCGCCCTGTACTCCCGAATCCCCCCTCACCGCGCCCTGTGTTAGAAAGGGCGTCAACTTCGACGAGATCAAAGGCAGGCGCTGGTATTACTACAAGCTGGGCTACCCTGTCCCTTGCGCGGATGTAATGCCCGCCATTGCCTGCAACATAGGTCATAGAGAGTTTTATCTCGCCTCGATAGTCTGAGTCGATTACCCCTACGCTGTTTGTCAATCCCACGCCTGCTTTGCTTAAACCTGACCGGATGAAAACAAGGCCCACATATCCCTCTGGTATCTCGACTGCGATACCCGTACCGACCAGCACTGATGCTCCGCTAGATACTAGCGCGTCTGCCTCTGAGTGCAGATCGAGTCCCGCAGAACCCGCTGTCCCTCTCGTCGGTGTGATTGCAGTCGTTGTTAACTTTGTGAATCTCATTTATTCGCCCCTGTAGAAAATGTGATTGTCGATTCTTGTTGTTCGCTCCAATTCCGCTGCCCACCAAGGACGGACTCTGGTCGCGTGGTAGTGTGTCGCCCCGCCTGTGGGGTCTCGCAAAAAGTTCCCTGCCGTTAACATTGTGACCAGCAAAGCTTTGGCGTATGCCCAGTCGTCATGGATATCCTCGCGCTTGCCGTCACACATAAAAGAGAACTGGCACTGATTCCTGCGATGCTCGTCCTCGGTGACAACATCGCAGGCCGTGTCCGGGTAGCCCGGTGCTGCTGTGCGGTGGTAGATCACCCAGGCGACTGCTGCCTGGCCTTCTATAGGCTCGCCACGGGCTTCGAAGTATATCGCACTGGCTACGCAGAACAGGGCGGAGATCATGTTGGCTCCTGCGCCGTGGCTCGCTCCTTGAGCATGGCGTCTGCTATTCGGTAGGCTCGCAGCGCGAATTCGGAATACTCCGCCTGAAGATTGCTGTCAGCCAGCATCCCTTGCAGCGCCTTCGCCGCGAAATAGTCGCGCAGTGTCAGTTCTTCTTTCATTTCGTGCTCCTTAGCCGCCGCCATAGGCGGGCGATCTCTTTTCTCAATTGTGGGTCGTTTGTTCCATCAAGCTGGCGGTACTTCTCGCGGATTGCGTACTTCAGGAATTCTTTCATAAACTATCCTCACTGCCCTGATAAAATTCGGAATGCTGTTGCTGCCACGATTGGAACCTGTCCGTTCCTAATGGTGTCAGTGCGCTCCACCCCGTAGGCCAGCCCATCATCCATTCCTCGAAACTCGCGCAACGCACTTTCCCAATTTCCGTCCCACGCCATATGTTTGAACTGCCCCCCCACTCGTCGAGACGCCCCATCGTGTGGTTCTTCCCAGCATTCACTCCGCTTGGCGTGGGCAACAATCCAGATGCGCTCTCTTTTATGGGGCGCTCCGCAATTGGCAGCAGATATAACCCCCCACCGAGCATCAAACCCCAGCGAGGAAAGGTCTGCAAGGACAACCCCAAGTCCTCTAGTAGTGAGCATTGCGCTGTTCTCCACGAACACGAATCGAGGTCGTACTTCGCCAATAATTCTGGCAAACTCTTTCCATAGCCCGCTTCTTGCTCCTGCAATCCCCGCTCCCTTTCCTGCGCTGGAAATGTCTTGACATGGAAAGCCCCCAGAAACGACTTCAGCAATTCCTCGCCACGGCTTTCCGTCAAATGTTGTAACGTCAGACCAAATCGGGAAAGGTCGCAGAATTCCATCGTTTTGCCTTTGTGCCAGAATTTGTGCTGCGTAGGCATCACGCTCAACGGCGCAGACTGTTCGCCATCCGAGGAGCTTTCCCCCCAGTATTCCGCCACCAGCGCCTGCGAAAAGAGCCAGCTCATTCATCGCACCCTCTGTAAATCATACTCACGCACCCAAGCTTCCAGCTTGTGCCGCACGTGCTCCCGGCTGTAGCCGAAAAACACCAGCCCCTCGGTATCGAGCCTGTACCAGCGTGGCTTAATCTGTCGGATTATCATCGTCTTCATCCTCTGGGTAACAAGTGGGACAGCCGGGGTGATCTGGATCACGGCAATCTGGATGCCTTCTCAGGTCTTGCTGGTACCAGCTTTGTCGCCGCGTTGGGCGCTCGTCGTCGTCATAGTCAAACATACTGCACCGCCCCACACTGCTTGAGGTGCCTGTGCGGTTTGCCGAGCTTGCGCTCCAGCTCGCGGATCCGCTTCGCAAGGCGGGCACGTTCGCGGTTCATCAGGGTCATAATGAAGCCCTTGGTAAATGCGCTGTCGCTCAGTGGGCGGGCGCGTTTCCAGAATCCGTATGCGCTCATAAGATCACCATCGCGCCAATCAGAAAGGCGCATATCAGGGTTGCTATCATTGCGCTGCGCTCGCTCATTTGCTTGCACCTTCTGCCAGCATCAAGATGTATGCCGACACTGTCAGGCCCAGCTTGCGGGCTGCTCGCATAATCTGCATATGCTGTTCAGATGTGACGCGGATGTTTATATTCTTGTCTTTCATGCTGACACAACCTCCACTTTTCCGAGCAGTTTAACTGCACCGACTTCGCGCTTGGCTACGCCTCCGACGCTGTACTGCTGGCGCTTTGCGCCGGTGCGGCTGGCGTAACCAGACGCGCCGTTTCCGCCAATGTCGTTTACGTGGGTCACGCGCAGCCGCTTGGGGCTTATCGCTTCGGCCTGCGCCGTTACTACTTCATTTCTCCACCCTGCCGGGGTGAATACTGATGTGTTGTACTTGATTATCATGTTTGCGGCTCCTAGTTTGTCGGCCCTGCTTTGTGCCTGACCATGTGCGTACAATAACCAATCCCCGCCCATATGTATACACATTTTATACAAATAGTTTCTATTGATTGCGGGCGGGGTGTTCTATTTTCTCTATTATCTGCCGCTGTGCATCCTGGCAGCCCTTTGCAACCAGCCATGTGTCGCCAATGCTCTGGAGGTAGTCGCGCCAGTCCTTCTGCTCTGCTGACAGGCTGCCGCCCTTTTGTCGCTTCATCTCGATCCATGTGTGCCACGCCGGAATATAAAGGTCAGGCACTCCGGCGCTCACGCCTTCCAGCTTCAGCCTCCCTCCCTCTCGCTGGGAGCGCGATCCGCCGTTGGGGATGGCGAATATACGCACTCCCTCATACTGGCGGCGAAACCATGCCACCAGCTCGCGCTGCTCCTCATGCTCAGTCGGCACCCGGCCTGCTACATCAGCGCACTTCAAAACGGTATTCTTAACTCTTGCCACTCGGCGCATTGGTCAATCTCCTGTGCAAATTGTTCTGGGACGATCTGCTCGAACTTCGTGCACTTGCCATTACTGAGCAAAAAGCTCTCGCAGGTATGGCAGCACTTGGGTGGTCGCCGGTTGTACCACTCACTGATGAACGCCGGGGTCTTGTACATATCAAACCTCAAAATACTCGTTTGGTGACCCGAAAATACTTCCCATCTTTTTTGTACTCAATCATCTGGGGAAGCCTGCCTGCTGACAGCCGTGAAGCGATCTCGGCCAGGTTATCCGACCGGACAGCATCCAGAGCATTACACTGTGCGGCTATTGATGCCAGCGTTTGCATTGCTCGCTGTCCTGCGTAGCCATCGTGCAGGATGGTAAAGAACTCGGTGATGAGAGGATCGGACAGCGCCCCGTAATAGTCCACAGCGATCATCTGCTTACCGCTTACCCTGCTGGTGTGCTCTCGCCATCTCCAGTCAGTGACGGCCATCTCAATAGCGTCCATGCCCATTATGTCAACGTCACGCAGCATCAGCGGCTTTTTAAAAGGCTCTGGAAACGCCTCTCCGCAGGCTGGGCAAACGGTGGCAGATATGTACACCAACTCCCCGCAGCTCTCGCACACCTTTACAGGTGCTTCGCCTTTTCCTTCCATGCCCTTCTTGCTCGGTGGCCTGACGCGAGTTATGGGGCCGTGTTCCTCTACCACTCCCGCAAAGTCCAACACCAGGCAATGATCGGTGTGCGACTTTGGCCGCAGCCCTCGGCCAGCCATCTGGACATATAACCCTGGGGATGCGGTAGCCCGCAGCATGGCAATCAGATCAATGTCAGGATGATCAAACCCGGTGGTCAGCACATTGGCATTGGTCACGGCGCGAAGCCTGCCTTCCTTGAAGTCTCGCAGGATCGTCTCACGCTCTTTCTTCGGCGTCATGCCGGTGACGCACTGCGCTGCAATGCCGCGATCACGCAGGACCGCCGCTACGTTCTCGGCGTGTTTCACCCCAGCGCAAAAGAACAGCCATGACTTGCGATCCTCGGCAAAGCTGATGACCTCATCTACCACTGCGCGGTTATGATCCTCGGTGTCAAATGCCTCTTGCATCTCTGACTCGATGTACTCTCCTCCTCGCTTGTGCAGTCCGTCAACGGACAGCTTTTCGCGTGTCACCTTAGAGCGCAGCGGGGCCAGATACCCCTTGTGCAGCAGCTCCTCAATGCTGACAGGCTCGATCAGGGCATCAAATATGGCTGGCTTGTCGGTAATCATGCCGTGCCCCAGACGGTACGGCGTGGCGGTCAAGCCGATCACGCGCAGCATTGGATTGATTGTTGTCAGAGCGTCAATCAGCATCCTGTAACCACCTGTTTCTGCGATGCCGATCAGGTGGCACTCGTCTACGATAATGAGGTCAACGTAGCCAATCTGATCGGCTTTGTTTCGCACCGACTGGATGCCTGCGAAGGTGATCGGCTCGGCAAGGTTGCGGCTGTTCAGGCTGGCCGAATAGATGCCCATCGGTGCGCCCTTCCAATGCTGGCGCATCTTTTCCGCGTTTTGGCTGATTAGCTCTTTCACATGAGTCAGCATGAGCACTCGCGTTTCAGGCCAGTTTTGCAAAGCATCCTTGCACAGTGCCGCAACAATGTGGCTCTTGCCTGACCCGGTTGGGAGCACCAGGCATGGGTTGCCATTGCCGTTTTCGCCAAACCATTCGTAAAGCTGGGTGATGGCGCGTTGTTGGTATTCACGGAGCATTGTCGTCGTCCCCTGTGTTAAACCAAGAGCAGCCAGCGCCTTTGATTATGCTTGTGTGCAAAAAAGTAACGCCTTTGTGCTGTGAAAAAGCCAATATAAAATCGTCGCACCCGCCTTCACACGTAAACTTTATGGAAAAAGAATCGCGCCTGGCGCTTGCATTGTCTGTTTCTGCATCATTTGAAAATGAAACATTGTGACCGCGAACGGTAACGGACGTTCCTTTTTTATCATCTTCGCAATAACGAGTGACTGATTTAACGACCAAATGATGCGTGTATGATTCTCCGCAAGACGGGCATCTTACCTCTCCGCCTTCGCCGGTTTTATCGCTTTGTAATATTGGAAATATCATCCACTTATCCTCGCCCCAAATTGTTCCCGCAGTGCAATCACGTTTTTGTCGTTGCTCAGTGCCAGTGGCAGGTTCGCCAGCAATTCTGCGCTGCTGTATCCGTCCTCGCCGTTTATAACTTCCTGACCTTCGACCTCATAGGCTGCCGACCAATCACCGAATCCGCCAGCCAGCTTCCACGGCACCAGATCGGGGTGCAGTACATGGCTGTCGCACCCGGCATACTGCGCCTCGGTCGGTATCGTGTCGCCCCATCGAGCGCAGTGCCATGTGCCGTCATCCTTTGGCGTGGCGTGAGCGCAGGTGCGGCAGTTTACCTGCTCGGTCTTTTGCGTCTTGTGGCAGAAGCCATGCGCGGGGCAACATTTGCAGATGTACCAAGCTGGTGATGCGCCTGCAATCGGCTCTGGGATGCGTTCAGTCAACGCAATGCGCTGGCCGCGATCCACGTATGCCTTTGCTGATTCTTCGCACAGGCGCACTCTCTCGGTGTATAGGCGGTCATCATCCTTGCAGACGGCGTAGTACAACGCTCGGTCTACCTTTGCGCCCAGCATATACACCTGCATCTGCGCCCAGTGGACGGGCTTGGCAAGCTGCACCCCGCTTTTTTCCAGCTCATTAAATGACTTCAGGCCGTGGGTTTTGATCTCCAAAATGTGCGGCTTTTTCGGTGCCTCTGGAACGCCAGACTCGATGATTCCGTCCATGCTGCCAGAAACGTGACAGCCGAAATCAACGCGGCTTTGCTCCTGCCCGGTGTGCGTCACATGGCACCCGGCAGAGCGCAGGTCGGAAACAACTGTTTCCTCCTCCCTCTGCCCGCGTCGAAACAGGCGCAGAATGCGACCGGGGAACGGCTCGATGACCGCCCAGCGAAAGGACAGCCACATCTTGCGCTCGCACTGCTCGCCAAGCTGTGAGCAGCCCATGTGGGGGCGTGGCTTCTCGGCGCGGGCTTCGTGCGCGGCGTCGATCATGGCCGAAAGGGTATTCATTGCTTCGGGAATTGCGGTCATAAAATTACAGGGACGGTTTCCCGCCCCTGCCCTGCTGTTATTATTTGCGGCCCCAGGGTGGGGAGACTGGTGGCGTTGCTGCCGTACTTGCAGCGGCTGCCGGTGCAGCAGGCTTGGGCATTGCGCCGCCTTCGATGGCTTTCCAGCCCTTGATCTCATTCGACGGCTCGTACCCTTCGGAGGTCTTTGTCGTGAGCTTGATCGAGCAACGGTTGCCGATGAGCTGATCGGTGTCGGAGACCTTCGCCAGACCAATCGAGCGCATTACATCACCAAGCTGCTGCCGACCGATCTCCTCGGCCTTCGGGTTTGGATTGCGGATGTTGAGGTTGCCGAACACCACCCGCCCCTGATGCGTGGGGCCGGTAATGTCATATCGCACCTTGATGTACTGCCCGGTTCCGGCCTTGGTGGTCTCAAGGCTTGCTGCTGCGATGCTCGCCGTGTACCAGCCATCTGGCAGTGGGGTGTAGTCGCCTGTGTTGCCTTTTGGCAGGTCGTCAGTGCTGAAAGTCTCGTTTAAAAAGGCCATGTTTATTTCTCCTGATGTTCAATTGAAAAGGACGGACGTCCGGGTGTTGTTGTAATTGCTTCAAGCAATGCGGTGGTGATGCTCTCGTCAGCAGCCTTCCAGCTTCTGACATTAATCTCAGGCTTCCAGCGGAACAGGCTCGACAGGTGATCTGTCAGGCCATTCTCTGCGGCAATCTCTTGCAGCTTGTCGCTGTCGATCTTGTGGTTCAGGCGGCCCACCAGCTTGATCTTGTAGCCGGGGGCGGCTGCGCTCTCGGTGCCTTCAAATGCTTCTGGCAGGCCAATCAGGGACAGCATTCTGTCCTCAATCAGTCGGCGCTCCTCCTGAGCTGCTTTCTCGGCGTCCTTGGCCGCAATCCATTGCGCTGACAAGTCGGCAAGATTCATGCTGCACCCCCAATCTTGGCAATCACTGCGCCAATGTCTGGTGCCTCCCATGCGTCCAGCTTGCCGCTGCGATCCTTGGCAAGCCACAGTCCGTCTGAGTCGCACATCAGGGCGCGTTGAGCGACTCCTTCGGCGTCCTTTTCTACGCGCAGGGCCAGCACCTCGTCGAAGAAGTAAGGCAGGGACTGCCCGACCTTGTTACCCGGCATCGATGGCGAGTAAAGGATGCGCCCTGTTTCG